GGATGCTCCTGCACCCTGTCGCATAGGCCCTGCGACGTTGAAAGGAGAAGGACAAAGAAGGCCGGAAAACAGAAATCAAAAACCAAATAAAACAAATTATGGAATCATTACAGAATCAAATCCAGCAGGCCTCAATTGAGGTATTGAAGAAAAACCACGCAAGCCCTGAGGACGGGCTGGGAGCTATGCTTACAGCTTTCGTGAACACCGCAGCTATCGTAGCCGAAGCAACAGGGAATGAGCCAAAGTCATTCATTCTCTCACTCCTCGACCAAGCAAAGGAGCAGGTAAAAAATCAATCCAAATAACCCAAAAATCAATCATCATTATGGCAAATTTCAGTATCAAAGAAGATCTCCTCAAATTGAAGGGAGCATTTGTAACAAACATCAAGGGAAAGACTGCAACCAAACGTTGCCTTGTAATCCCTATCGACGAATCCGGACTGTTCGCTGGTGAAAAAGGCGTCTATCTCTCCATTACGGCCTCGGAACTCAGGGAGCCGAAATACGAGGACACCCACTGCCTGAAAGTGCAGCTGGACCGCGATGCTTACAACGCCTTGTCCGAGGAGGAGCGCAGGGCCATACCTATCATAGGAGGTATGCACGAATTTCAGACGCAGACAAAGACTATGCGCGTCACCCAGACTCTCGATGCTTCCACTCAGATTGAGAATCCTGACGACGACCTGCCGTTCTAATCAGGGAGATACGGCCTATTTGCGGACAAGGGGGAGCAATCCCCCTGTTCGTTGTTTTTAGTGGCCGAATTTGCTTGAAAACGGGAGCGGTCAATAAAGTACCCAAACGAATCATTTAAGCTTGCGAGACGCAAAATTTGATAAAAATAACTAACAATGAAATACGACTTCATCATAGGAATTGACCCCGATGTTGATAAGAACGGTATCGCAGTTCTCCAGCCAAAATCACGGAAGCTGGAGACGGGGACAAAATCATTCTTCGAGCTGTACGACTATCTCAAAGCGTTCAAGGCTCAGGCCGAGGAGAAAGGCTCATCCGTAATAGTGGTGGTTGAGGCTGGCTGGCTCATTAAGACCAATTGGCACTTGAACTCCCGTGAGGGAATCCGGACGGCCTCAGCAAAGGGTAACTCAGCCGGACGAAATCACGAGACGGGTCGCAAGATCGTTGAAATGTGCGACTATCTCGGAATGACACACGCTGAGGTGAAACCATATCAGAAATGCTGGGCTGGCCCTGACCGAAAAATCACTCACGAAGAATTGGCCCTGTTCACCGGAATCACGGGACATACTAATCAAGAGGCACGGGATGCTGCCCTGATTGCGTGGCTGTACGGGAATCTCCCTATATCATTGAATCCTGCAAAACTGACCGAAATTTATCAAAAACGTGCTAAAAACACCCAAAACCGTGCTAAAAAGTGATTATATTGTAATCGTTTCACTAATTTTGTGCAACAATCAAAAACATCATCTATGATTCAATTCTCGGAATACGTCTCACGTGGCCACCCCGACAAGATTGCAGACTACATTTCTTCCTACCTGCTTGACCGCTACATTGAGAAAGACCCTCAGACCAAATATGCGGTTGAGGTTCAAATCAAGGACTTTCAGGTGACACTCGGGGGCGAGGTATCATCAACGGCCAATTTCAAGCCATTTGAGATTGAGCAATTTGTTCGTGAGGCGGTCAACGATATTGGCTACACCCGTGAATATGCTCAGAAATGGGGCTTTGACAACACGATCTGCGGAGACCTTCTCGAGGTCACGTCGCTGATACGTCAGCAGTCGCCCGACATTGCTCAGGGCCTCAGCGGTTGGGGCGACCAAGGCATATTCTTCGGCTATTGCGATTTCACTCCTCCGACCTGCGGTATGCCAAAAGACCATACCATAGCAAAGAGGCTCTGCAAAGCCCTGTTTGAATCAGGCCTCGGAGGGCTTGACATCAAGACGCAGGTTGTCACAAACGACGGCCAAATAAAGAAAGTCATTGTGGCGATTCCTCTGCTTGAAGATACCACCGTAAAGAAAGTCAAACATTTTGTCAGGTCACGTGTCCCTGGCCGATACAAGCTCATAGTAAACGGAACAGGCCGTTACGTCCGTCATTCATCAATAGCAGACTGCGGAACTACCGGACGAAAGCTTGCAGTTGATTTCTACGGAGGGAACTGCAAGATTGGCGGTGGCTCACCTTGGACCAAAGATGCGTCCAAAGCCGACCTCACTCTCAATCTCTGTGCTCGAAAGCTGGCAATCGGCTATGCAAGACAGTATCAGGTGGGCGTGACCTGCGCTCTCGCTTGCTGCATAGGACGCAAGGAAGTTGACGTATCCTTGCAGGATTTCGCAGGCAATGTCCTGTTCGAGGGCCAAATGGAAATAGATCCTGCTGAACTCCGCTCCGCATATCACCTCGATAAGCCTATCTATGCGTCTATGTGTCGCTGGGGCCTTTTCGGGGAGTTTCAAACAGACAAAATGTGGGAAAAGTAATTTAATATATTAAATATCAAATAGTTACATTATGAAAACAAAAAAAGTGCTGCTTTCACAAGTGAAAGTAAACAAGGCAAATCCAAGGACTATAACCGAGGCAAAACTGCGCCTTCTCGTTGAGAGACTGCTGGTTTTCCCGAAAATGATTTCACTCCGTCCGGTTGTAGTTGACAACACTATGACGGCTTTGGGCGGTAATATGCGACTGAGAGCTTTCGGCCTCATCAGTCAGATGAGCATTGAGGAGATCGGGACGGTGGTAGCCAAGACAAAGAACTTCCAGCGTATGAACAAGTCCGAGCGCGAGGCCCTTCTTTCTGATTGGCTGGCGTGGCTGGATAAGCCCACACTTGAAATTGTCAAGGCTGCTGAGCTGAGCGACGCTGAGAAAAAAGAGTTCATCATCGCTGACAACGCCTCGTTCGGTGAATGGGATTACGATAAGCTGGGGAACGAGTGGGACTCTGAGGAGCTTAATTCTTGGGGCGTGGACGTATGGAATCCTGACAAGGGCTTTGAAGGTTCTGCCGGAAATTACTCAGGTCAGGGTGCGTCACCCGAGGGAGGTTCTGCCGGAGCCATTGACCCTGCGAATCTTCCTGCTGAGCTTCAAGGTCAGGACATAGATCCCGACAAGCTCCCGAAGATTGAGGGCAGCGGTGAGACGGCAATGGAGCGAATTATCATCGTGTTTCCCAAGGATCGTGCTGAGGAACTTGCTATGCGTCTCGGATTGGAGCGAATAGACAAGGTGGTTTACAACATCGACGAACTTGACCTGTCCTCAGGAGAATGACCTACGAGGAATACATACGTTACCACCTCAAAGGGGATGCTGGCGCAGAGGAGCGAATGATTGCTTCTCTGTGTCAACGTCTATCCCTAAACGGTTGGGATGCGTTCCGGCTGATTTATTACTACACTATGACGTATCATATCCCGTCAGCACTGAAGCTTCTGTTGGGGCATAACGTCACCCAGCAGCAATTGAAATTCAGGACTGACCGCAGATATGTTCGCTGCAACGGAGCTTATGACAGACTGTTGTCGGAACTGACCCCTGACAAGTTCCAGGCCCTCAAAGATTGCAGGACAACGCAGGAGGCTTACGATTGCGTGAGAGGCTGGTATTTCTTCGGTCGCTATGCGGCCTATCTCCTGTTGGAGGTGTACTGCAACGTCTTTCATCCCCAATGGGTTGACAACGTCCGCTATGGCTGGGAAAGTGACGAGAACTACACTAAGGGCGCAATATCCATAGTTGGCTGTAACGATACCAAGCAGCTTGATAGATTCCTCGAGAACGCAAAGAGAGACACCAAAGACAATGCGTTTGCGATAGAGACCTCCCTGTGCGCGGTGGCAAAGTTCGGAAAGGGCACTCGCTGGGACGGATTCTACACGGAGCGGATGCTTCAAGAGGCTGATGAAAGCTCTGAATACTGTAACCTGATTTATTCCTGCTTATGACAGACAAGACCTGCATACTCATTTCGGGCGCAAACTGCTCAGGTAAGACCTCGGTCGCAAGAGGTCTGCTTGACCATTTCGGAGGCATAGGGGCTGTCACCCCTGAGGCCACTTTCAGCGCGGACGGAAGGGCCATTTTCGCTGGCCGTTATGCTAACGTGAAGCACGGTGGGGTTGACTACCTCAATAGCACGAAACCGCTTCAAGGAATTGTCCGGAACGGCCTTCTGACGGCTGATTACGCGATCTGCGAAGGAAGCTATCTCGATACCTTCGGAATGAACCTCCTGAATGCGATTTTTGAGGCAAAGCGTCAAGCCTATGTCGCATTGTGGTGTAGCCGAGCCAAGCTCTACGAACGCAACAAGGCACGTCTCAGTGTGGAGAACCGAGCCAAGCGGACGAACGCAGAGGAGGCAGCAATTATGCAGGGAATATACCGCAGACAGGACAGGGTGTTCAAGGCTGCGAAGAAATACGCCTCAATCGGAGTTCCCGTTCTCACCTTTGACACGGGAGCCAGCAGCATTGAGGAGATTACAGAACAAATCCTAAAGTGGTTGGGAGAATGAAGACCTGCATTTTTATCATAGGAACAAATTGCACCGGAAAGTCCTCGCTGGCCAAGGCCATTGCTGAGGGCTTCGGTGGTTACAGGGCCATATCACGGGAGCTGACAGTATGCGCCGACCAAAGAGTCTGTCTCGCTGGTTCATACTCCCCTGACAAGCGTTTCGGAGGGGTTGACGGATTGAATGAGACCAAGGGACTTCAACAGATTGTCCATACTGCTCTGGTCGGTCACGAGTGTATCGTATGCGAAGGAATCAAGCTTCATAACAACGGCCCTAACCTCACTCGCGCCATATTCACGGCTGACAATCGGCTGGTTGTTTTCCTCTATGCTCCGGCTGCTACCCTTCACCGGAGGCTGCTTGAAAGGAACAGCAGCGGAAAGGGCGTGACGGAAGCAATTCTTAAAGACCAACAGGCCTGTGCAAGGAGCCTCGAAAGGTGGCGAGGAATGGGGATACCCGTTATGTGGTTTGATACAAGCAAGACCTCCGTTGAGGTAGCTTCCACTTCACTCATTAACTATATCAAGAATGCTATCAGACAATGATTACGGAACGTTATCAATATGACGGGAAGCTGGCCCACGATATATGCTACAACTGCGGGAGCAAGGCTATGAAAGGCACTTTCGCCTATTTCCGTATGATGCAGCACAATTCGCCTGATACCTTTTGGTGCGAGTTCGAGGGTTCTGACGGCTTCTATGTAGCCAACAGGGGGCGCGACCACGTCCGGCTGGTTGGGATTGCGGTACGCAGTTCGGCTCAGGGACAAGGCATTGGCAAGAAGCTGTTTTTTAGCCTCCTCTCGCGTGCTAAACAGGCTGGTCTGAGTAAAGTTACATTCCGCACCTCGATCTATGAAAGAGCGCAGGATTTCTATGCAAAAATGGGGTGTCAGGTAGTAGGCCTGAAAGACGACGATTTTGAAATGGAATACACAATACTTTAATCATACATTTTATGGCACAAGAATTTTATAAATCACCTCGCTGGACGGCTGAAATAGCCGACTGCTCTATGCCAATGACCTTCGATACGTACTCCAACTGTTCGTTCGGATGTATGTACTGCTTCTCGCAGTATCAGAGGGGAATCGGTGGCGCGAAGGAATCGTACCTGAACAAAGTTGTTCATCCGGTCAACGTCGAGCGCATCAAGAAAATGTTTACTGACCCTGACAAATATGCAGGGCAATTCGCTGAGTATATCAAGCAGCGGAAAGTTATGCAGCGGGGAGGCCTCAGCGACCAATTTGACGGCTTCGAGCGCAAGTATGGCAAGACTCTCGAGCTTCTGCGCTTCTTCAAGGAAATTAACTATCCCCTGTGTTTCAGTTCTAAGGCCACTTGGTGGACCAAGGATGAACGCTATATGTCGCTGGTCAGGGGACAGAAGAATTGGAATTTCAAGTTCTCAATCATCACTCTCGATGAGAATAAGGCCCGTGTAATTGAGAGGGGTGTACCGTCTCCAATTGAAAGGTTGGAAGCAATCGAGCGCATAGCGAATGCCGGAGCTGGTGGGGCTACCCTGCGACTCCGTCCGTTCATCATAGGCGTATCGACACCGACATATCTTGACCTCATCCGCGAGGCTGCAAACCGTGGAGCATCTGCCCTCAGTACTGAGTTCTTCTGTGTTGAGCAGCGCAGTCAGACGCTCAAAGAGTTTATGCCTACACTGAGTGAGCTTTGCGGCTTCGATGTAATGGCGTTCTATCGCAAATACTCAGTTGCTCAGGGATATCTCCGATTGAACAGGAAGGTCAAGGAGCCATTTATGAAGAATATGAAGGCCCTTTGCGACGAGGTCGGTATGCGTTTCTACGTCTCCGACGCTCACTTCAAGGAGCTGTGTTGTAACGGAAGCTGCTGCGGCCTTCCGGCTGATTGGAACTATTCGCGTGGTCAATTTTGTGAGGCGTTGCAGATCTGCAAAAACAAAGGTTTAGTCCGCTATTCTGATATATGCAAGGACATCAATACCCTGCATCAGTATGGTTGGAGCAGGGCCACAGGCTACAACTGCAATTCATCCGAAAAATCTGCGCAGTTCTGGGGAATGTCAATGGCTGATTATATGCGCTGGCTTTGGAACAATCCGCAGGCCGGACAATCACCGTACAAGATGTTCGAGGGAGTTATGCAGCCCGAGGGCAAGGACGAGAACGGAGACCTGATTTATGTTTACCACAAAGAGAGGACAATATGAAAAATGGAAACAGTCCGGAGGGACGCAGACTGAAACAGGCCCGTATGGAAATCATAGCTCCTCTGTACAAGAAGGGCTGGAACATAAGGCGCATCACTGATGAGGTGAGGACACGCCTGAATATCACTTGCAGCACTCGCACCATTTGGAACGACATCAATACTCTGCTTGATGAGTGGAGGCAGACCCGTGTTCAGGACGTTGACCAAAGGCTCCAGCTCGAACTTGAACGTATCGACGACTGCGTGGCTGAGCTATGGGAACAATGGGAAAAGTCCAAGGAGGACTATATACAGACGCACGACAAGCGCGTTGGTGTTCCGGTCAAGAAGGACAACAACGAGGGTCAGGAGTCTGAGAACGGTGAGACAACCATAGCCACCGTCAAGCGTGAGCATACGGATTCCAATGTCATTGGCCTTGGCAATCCTGCATATATCGCTGAGATCCGTCAGCAGCTGGCAGAACGCAGAAAGCTTCTCGGCCTATATGCGGCAACCAAGACTGAGGTGACCGGAAAAGACGGTACAGCCCTCATACCTCCAAGCACTATGAGCACCGAGGATATTGAGGCCGAAATCGCAAGAATCAGGGCAAGCAGGAATGATAAGTAGCGAATCAGATAGGAGACTGCTTGAACTCGAACGTGAGTTGCACCGGAGGGATGCCATTGAGCGTTTCTCCGTGTTCCTCGATTATGTTCAGCCCTCATACCGACGCCAATGGTTTCATACCCTCATTGCTGACAAATGCCAGGCCCTTATGCAGGGGACGCTGGGAACGGACAAACTGATGATATTTATGCCTCCGCAGCACGGTAAATCGGAGGCGGTCAGCCGTAAGTTTCCAGCGTGGGCCTTGGGTAAGAATCCCCTCCTGAAAATTGTTGGAGCTTCATACTCGGCAGATCTCGCTGAACAATTCAGCCGGAGTATTCAGCGCACAATTGATTCCTCAGAGTATGGCGAGGTGTTCCCAAACACTTACCTCAATTCGCAGAACGTAACGGGTGACGCAAAGAGGGGCTGGCTGAGGAATGTAGAAATGTTCGAGACAGTGGGGTTCGGAGGCTTCTACAAGGCCGTAGGTGTAGGTGGCTCTCTCACGGGTACTCCTGCGGATATCGGTATCATAGACGACCCGATAAAGGACTTTCTCGAGGCAAGCTCTGCTACGTACCGTGAGCGAATTTGGAATTGGTACACGGACGTATTTGAAACCCGTATGCACAACAGGAGCAAGCGTCTCCTCATTCAGACCCGTTGGCACTCCGACGATCTGGCCGGACGTCTGCTTGAAAAGGAGGGCGACGAATGGACTATAATAACCATTCCGGCTGTCCGCGAGGATTACAACCTTGCGGAAGATCCGCGTAAAATCGGGGATGCTCTTTGGGAGGAGGAACACAGCCTCGAAACCCTCAAAAAGGTTGAGCGGCGCAGTCCCCGTACCTATGCGGCCCTATATCAGCAACGGCCAACCATTGAGGGTGGTAACATTATCAAGAGCAGCTGGTTCAAGCACATTACCGCAGCTGAGTTCAGGCGTATTCATACCACAGAGCCGATAGTGTTCTTCATTGATACCGCCTACACGGAAAAGACAGTCAATGACCCTACGGGAATCATATCCACCTGCAAGATTGGTAACGACCTCTACATCACTCACGGGCAGAAAGTCCTGATGAAATTCCCTGACCTGATACGATTCCTTCCTCAGTACGTCAGGGAACAGGGGTACACCAGCTACAGCAGCATCCGTATTGAGCCGAAGGCCAACGGCCAATCAGTAATTGACCAGCTCAAAGAGGTGACGGGCCTGAACATAACCGCTACACCAAGCCCAAAGGAGAGCAAGGAAACTCGCCTCAATGCAGTCTCCCCTACCGTAGAATGCGGACGTGTGTACCTTGTTGACGGAGGCTGGAACGAAGCCTTTGTCGATGAGGTTTGCGGCTTCCCTTCACAGCCTCACGATGAATATGTGGATATCCTCGGATATGCCATAAACTACCATATCAGCAACCCATTCAAGCCTATCGACAAGAGCCGCACGGCTCGGGCTGTATATTGATAATTAACTCATTAAAAATCATAGTATTATGCCAAAGATTGAAGACATCATCAGGCTGGACCGTCCGGCCGCCGAAATCATCGCTGACCTGAAAGCGAAAACTATCATTGTCCCTGCTTGGGACGGTAAGAGCGGACTCCGCAACGAGTACGACCCACAGCGTCACCCTGTGATGAACAAGGGCATTTATCCGGATATTGCCAACGAGGACGGAAGTCTTGAGCTGGTCACCCGAATCACCTACGACCTCCAAAGGCTGGCCGTGAAGCGTATGTCTGAGCTTTGTAACGGAATCCCCGTCAAGAGAGTTTACCGACCGCAGAATGACCGACAGAAGGAAATTGCCAAGTATTTGGAGGCGATCTACAACCGTATGCGTATCAACTCCGTGAACGTCGAGCGCAGCTCTATGCTCTTTGCTGGATGCGAGGTAATGACGCTATGGTATGCCATAGAGCAGCCAAACAACCTGTATGGCTTCGATAGCCCATTAAAGTTCAGGTGCAGGAACTTTTCGCCTATGCAGGGCGATGAGCTGTACCCTCTTTTTGATGAATACGGAGACCTCATAGCTCTGTCAGTAGGTTACAGACGCAAGGTAGGTAAAAGGACTGTCAATTACTTTGATACCTACACCGCAACCGCCCATTACAAGTGGAGCAACGAGGAATCCGGAGCTTGGACGCTGGTTGAGGACGAGCAGATAACACTTGGCAAGATTCCAGGCGTCTATATGTTCAGGCCGACTCCTATTTGGGAGGATTGCAGCAAGATCGTATTTGAAATGGAATGGGCTATGAGCCGCAACGGAAACTACCTCAGGAAAAACTCGAAGCCTGTTTTCTGCGTATTCGCTGATGAGCAGATTATGTACGGCAACGAGAAGGACGAGAAGGAGGAACACCGTACCATTCTGCAGTACCCGAAAGGAAGCAGCGCAGGTTATGTCACTTGGGACCAAGCAATCGAGAACCTGAAATTCTATGTCAACGAGCTCAGGCAATCATTCTTCACTCAGCTCCAGCTCCCTGATTGGAGCTATGAGAA